CAACAATGACAAGTTTGGTAAAAAGCCATTAGATGAAAGAGGAATAGAAAAAAAACATGATCGCAGAATGTTTAATGAAAGACGGAAGTTATAAGGAAGAAGAAGTATATACATGGAGTTCCATTCCATTACAAAGTTACTTACATTGTGGGGAAGTAGGGAAGAAAAAAGTAATACTGAATTTAGTATCAGCTTTTGATATAGAGACAACTTCCGTAGATTGCGATCAACCCTATGGATTTATGTATTTATGGCAGTTTTGCATTGAGAATCATGTATGTATGGGAAGAACATGGAACGAATTTTTGTTATTTCTACAACGATTAAAAAATGTATTTAATTTAAATGCAAAAAGAAAGCTTGTGATTTATGTTCATAACCTCTCATTTGAATTTCAATTTTTATCTTCTTTTGTAAATTTTACAAATATATTTGCTAAGGATAAAAGGAAAGTATTAAAATGTGAAATTGATTCTTGTATCGAGTTTAGATGTAGTTTAGCATTGAGTAATAAGCCTCTATTTCGATTTCTAAAAGATTCTGATGTTGACTATGTAAAAGGGGTAGGCGATTTAGATTATAGCATAGTAAGGACTCCAACGACAGTATTAAAACCAAGAGAACTTGGTTACGGATATAATGATGTTAGAGGGTTAGTGCAAGCAATTAAGACGAAATTAGTTGACGACGATCTAAGAACTATACCTTTGACTTCCACTGGCTACGTTAGGAGAAATTGCCGTAATGCTATGAGAAAGAACCCTAACAATAGAAAACAATTTAAAAGTTTTTCTTTAAATGAAGACACTTATAAGCTATGCATGAAATTGCGTAGAGGTGGAAACACTCACGCGTATAGGGCTATCGTAGGAAAGAAATTGCATAATATAAGGAACTTTGACATTTCCTCTTCGTACCCCTTTGTTATGTTATGTTGCTATTTTCCAATGGAAAAATTTACACCGATAAAGGTCAAAAATATGCGCCAAGTAAAGCTGTTACTAAATGCTTACTGTTGTATGTTTACAGTGTCATTTAAAGGGTTGACTTTAAAAAATCATGTTCCGATACCATATATACCTGTATCAAAATGCGAGCAAATAAAGGAATTTACTCAATTTACCGGGCGAGTATTGGAAGCCGAAGAATTGACAATAAGCATGACTGAAATTGACTGGGATATTATAATGGAACAATATGATTACAAGGAAATAGCATTTTATATTGCCAAACGCGGGGAATTGCCGGATGAATTAAAAGAGGAAATACGAGAGTATTTTCAAGGCAAAAGTGAGCTGAAAAACTCAGATCCTTATTTATATGCAAAATACAAAGAACTGCTTAATGCCATTTTTGGCATGACAATGACCGACCCTATACATGATGAATATGTTTGGAATGATTCCGAGTTTTGGGAAGCGTTGCCAGAAGAGGAAGAAAAAACACTAGCCGAAAAGTTGGAAGATTACTATAACAGTAGAAATGCATTTTTAACTTTGCAGTGGAGTTGTTGGGTCACTGCTCATGCAAGAAAGAGATTGCAAGATATTATCGACATTACTGGTATGGGTACACTTTATTGCGATACAGATTCAGACAAATGCCAGATATTAGATGACTCTGTTATTGATAAAATCAATGAGCTTAATAAGCAAACAATTATTATTGCTGAACAGTATAGAGCGTACGCCGTTGTAAATGGTAAAAAAATCTATATGGGAGTGTATGAGGAAGAAGAATCGTACGATGAATTTAAGACATACGGACCGAAGAAATACGCATACACGATAGACGGGGAATTGCATATAACAATTGCAGGAGTAAACAAAAAGTATGGTGCAATGGATTTAGGAACAATTGATAATTTTAAACTTGGTTACAAGTTTAATAAAATCTATGACGGCATCAGTAGCGGGGGAAACGCTGTTTGGTATAATGACAATACTGTGCATTACATAACAGTAAATAACGAAAAGATACTAACTGGATCAAACATAGCAGTATTACCATCGGAGTATACTTTGGGAATTACGGAAGAGTATCTAGAGTTATTAGATTTTAATATTGACAATTTGATCTATATGTAGTAGAATTAATAATGTAATAATTAACATATCAAATACAGAAAAAAAGGAGATTAAACAATGACAAACATTAACATCACAGCAAAAGATTTATTTAACTCAAACGCAGGAAAAGGATTCAAAGAAGCAGGAAATGAAGAAACAGAGATCACAATGACTGGTTTCGGAATCAAAGAAACAGAATCAGAAGACCGTGAAACAAAAGAAACAGTAAAAAAAGAAATCGTTGTTATTAAAGACGCTTCCGGCGAATTGTATTCTGGGGAATCAGTTGTACTTGCTAAAAGAGTGAAAGAACTCGCTGAACTGTTCACAGAGGAAGAAATCAAAGCCGGAATCCCGATTCAGTTCCGAAACATCAAAGCCGGAAGAGGTTTGGCAGTAACATTCCTTGTAAAATAGAAAGGAAATTAAAGGCTCGAAAGAGCCTTTTTTTAATAGGTGATAAATATGAAGAATGATATTAATTTAGTGGAGACCACTTTTAATAATGCCTTTACCGAAGAGGAATCAAAGAAATATTTAGAAGTGTTTGAGAAGAATAACGCTAATATAGATTTTTACTATCCGAAAGCGTGCCGACGTACTAGACGCTTAAAACGTCCTTTTAACTTTTCAATCGGTGGACGAGGATCGGGGAAAACTATGGGGAATCTGGTATCAGAAGCATTAGAAAAGCGACGTTGTTTTTTATACTTACGGCGCACGCAAGCGGAGTTAGATACAATCTTGAACGATAAGACGGGGAAAGCAAATCCATTTAAGTCTATTAATAGCATAACTGGTTTAGATTTTTGTATGCTAAAGATCAATAAGCAATTAGCGGGTATCTATGTTAAAGAAAAATCTTGTTGTATTGGTTATGCCGCGGCATTATCGACTTTCGCAAATATGCGAAGCGTAGAACTTCCAGAAGTTGAAAGTCTTGTATATGACGAGTTTATTCCCGAGAAACACAAGAAGAAAATAAAAGGAGAAGCTGACGCATTTTTAAATCTTTATGAGACAATATCACGAAATCGGGAATTGTTTGGGAAAGAACCTTTATATGCTTATCTGCTATCTAATGCAAATAGTCTGGCTTCACCAATTTTATTTGAACTGAATTTAATGCCATATTATGAAAAAATGGTGTCAAAACACATTGGTTTTATGGATCTAACTGATAAAGGTACGATCCTAGAACTCTATGAAAATAAAGACTTTAAAGAAAAGAAGAGCCGGACAGCATTGTATAAATTAACAAGTGGTACAAGGTTCTCTGAAATGGCATTAAATAATTCTTTTGCATATGATGACTTAAGATCAATCGTATCACGTCCTTTAAGGGAGTATAACCCTATTGCGTCTTTCGATCGCTTTGGGGTATTTAAGCACAAGTCTAATGGTATGTGGTATATAAGTAAAGTGTTTAATAAGTCAGTTCCTCACTATGACCGTGACGATGTAAGTATCAGGCAGTTTAATATCAATTATGGCAGATGGTTGACAGCAATGATACTTGAGGATAAAGTCGAGTATGAAGATTACGAGTGTAAGTATATTATTCTTGACATACTGTTCTAGTAGGTATATAATAGTTATCAGAAAGGAGAGTTAAAAGAGCAACGCAAGGGACGGAATCCTGCTCTAGGCTAGTCGGCGGGCTAGAGATTTTAACTTTCCTTTTTTGTATTTACTATATCTTTGCTACAAAAATTATATGCCGACAGAAAGGGGAGATTATATGTCAATTGAGTTTATTCAGTTTTTATCAAACTTCGGTTTATCTGCTGTTCTTTGTGGGGCAATGATGTGGTATGTATATCACAGAGAGTCAAAAAACGATGAAAAGATCGAAAAAATGGAAGAACGTCACGAAGATGAGGTTGCCGGGTTACAGTGTGCGATTGAAAACAATACGCAAGCGATCACTGAATTAGCTACATATTTAAAGACTAGGGGGACATTATAATGGAGTGGATAAGGGGAAACTTTTACTTATCAGCAGAGCAGAGTGATAACAATGCAAAACTGGTATGGAGTTATCTGAAACAAAAAGGATGGTCAAAAGAAGCTGTCGCCGGAATGCTAGGAAACATGGTGTGGGAATCAACTGTAAACCCAGATATCTGGGAGTCGTTGGTTGTCGACTACTCAAGAGGTTTCGGGTTTACGCAATGGACACCCGCAACAAAGTTGTTCGATTGGGTTGGAAGCTCCAACCCTACACCGGAACAGGAACTCGATCGCATTAACTATGAAGCTGAAAATAATATCCAATGGTTTGAGAACCCAGAAGTTTCCCCGAGTTCCCCACCTATCAGTTTTACGGAATTTAAGACAAGTAAATTGGATATACGAACACTTGCCACATATTTTTTATATTACTATGAACATCCTGCTGATCCACATCAAGAACAAAAAAGAGGGGATAGTGCGGAACACTTTTATAGTATACTTGAGGGTGAGAGTTGTATTATTTATCCGAAACGTTTGACTGACAATGGAATACGAGGTAATCCGTTATGGTACAGTGACAACCCATTTTATCAATCCGGTTACGGTCTTCCAAACTGTACTTGTTACGCATGGGGGAGATTTTACGAACTAACAGGCGAACGACCTACTTTATCAACTGGAAATGCTGACCAATGGTTTGGCAATACTGGAGACGGTTACAAAAGAGGTCAAGATCCTTTACTTGGGGCAATTATCTGTTTTGGTTATACTGGTAGTCTTACAGGACAAGGCGGTCATGTGGCGGTTATTGAGGAGATAAACTGGGAGACTGGTGATATAGTTACTTCTAATAGTGCCTATGGTGGGGCATTCTTTTACACCCAAACACTTAAAAAGTCAGAAAAGTGGACATGGACACCCGATGCTTATGTCCAGGGGTTTATATACAACCCTATTGACTTTTGTCAAAATGGAGAGGCACCTATTCCGACTCCAACAAAGTTAGAACCGTGGTTATTAAAAGCAATCAAACGAAAACATTATTATAGGAGAAAATTATGCTATTGAATGAAATCATGAAATTAATTGATGCCGGATATACGAAAGAGGAAATCAAAGAATTTACAGAAACAAAGCCGGAAACAAAGCCGGAAACAAATCCGGAAACAAATCCGGAAACAGAAACAAAGTCGGAGAAAGAATCAAACATGAGTATGAAAGATCTCATTAGACGGGTTATTGACGAAGTGCAGTCAGAAAACCGAGGGGCTTCTGGCAGTGAAAAAAACGACCCTATGTCCGTGGACGATTTCTTAAAAAAAGTAATTGAGGAGGGAAGATAATGGCTCAGAACGGGGGAACATTCGAACAGGGTGCAACCATTATGAATGAGTTGTACAATCAAGCAACAGGAAAGAAAACACTTGCACCAGTAAATACAAGCGAATTTATTTCAATGGCTACTACGGTACAGAAAGTGATGGAAGATCAACTGGGGGGTTGGATCACACAGATGATTGACCGCACCATTTTTTCCATGCGTCCGTTGCCAGAGCAGACACTCGGTCTGGAAGTTTCCGAGCAGAAATGGGGAAATCAAGTGCGGAAGCTGACCCCAGTATATGACGAAAAGTTTTATACTGATGATAGCCGTCTTCCATTGATTTCCACTCAAGAAAACGGTGACGCTTACGGAGACGGTGTTGATATGTTTAAAGTAAAGACACGTCAAATTCTTCAAACGAACTTTTACGGTGGAAACCGCTTTGAGAATTATCTTACATATTTCCGAGATCAGCTGAACCAGGCATTCAGATCGCCAGATGAACTTGCAAGATACATTCAAATGCTTACGATTGATCGTAGGAACTATCTGAACCTATCTAAGAAAGTAACAGCGCAGGCATGCCTTAATAACTTTATCGGGGCGAAGCTAAGTTCAGACGCAGAGGAAAAGAACCGTATTCACCTTTTGACAGAATACAATGCGATCGCCGGAACACAATTAACATACGATACCGTTTTTGCGCCGGATAACTTCCGACCGTTTATGATGTGGGTGAAAGCACGAATTGAAACAATCTGCGCTTTGATGACAGAGGGGAGCACTCTGTTCCATACGAACATCACGGATAAGCCTGTCATGCGACACACTCCGTATAAGAATCAGAAAGCATGGATCTATGCACCGATGGATAGAATGTTAGATTCCGAGGTACTTTCAAATCTGTTTAACACGGAGTATATGAAACTCATTGATCACAGGCGCGTTAATTACTGGCAGAACATCGAAAAGCCTGGAACGATTAATATTGAACCGTCTATCATGGGGGTTGACGGAACAATCACTAAAGCAAGCAAAGCTGTAAATGAAGACCATGTGTTCGGAGTAATTGCTGATGAAGACGCACTCGGAATCAGTCTGATTAGCCACTGGACATCAACGACACCATTCAATTCACGAGGCGGCTACTATACCATGTGGGAACACTGGACAGTTCGCTATTGGAACGATCTGACAGAAAATGGAGTTGTATTACTTCTGGACTAAGGAGAATGATATGAAAATTGCAATTGCAAAAGTATCGAAGGAAGTAAATAGCACTTATAAGCCGAGTATCATCGAATCGGATTTTATTGAGGTGCGGTTGAAAGACCGTACCTCGCTACTAACGCCAACGTTTGAGATTTACAATACTGATATTACAGGATTATCGGAAGTAAACTACGTTGTAGCAAAAGAATTTAATAGGTGCTATTGGATCACGAATATCACTTTTACCTCAAATAACACTGCTGAATTGGAATGTAAAGAAGACGTCCTCGCTACTTACAGAGATCAAATCTTGAACAGTACCCAATTTGTTATGAGGTCTGAAAGTGAGTATTCGCTTTCTTATACCGATCCTGTTCTTCCAATGCAGGCAAACGTAGCCGAGAGTTATTCAACTCAGACAATTGCGGAGTTCAAGAAAGGTTTTTTCGTTATCGGAGTTGGTGGCGGTGATTCAGTACTTGGTACAACTTTCTATATTATGGACGCAATCATGCTAAGGGCATTTACTAAATATGTATTCAATGCCGACAACTTTGCAGAACTGGTTGATAATAAAGTTAGTAAGATGTTTTTTAACCCACTAGAATATCTTTCCACTTGTATTTATTTTCCATATGAGTTTATACAAGACAAAGAAGACATTCTGGATGTGGAAAGCGTAAAGCTTGGCTTCTATGAGTGGACAGTCCCCGATACTATTGGTTCTTATTGTAAAGCAATATTCAATCCCAGTGCTTCAATTGACCATGTATATGAATACCAATTATCTGTACTACACAAGTATGATGATGGTAACTTCCGAAACTTTGCTCCGTATGCTTCTTATAAGGCATTCCTACCATTCAGAGGAACTATTGATCTTCCAAATGGAATAGTAGGAAATACAGAAACTATAGGTTTTAAAACTGTATGTGATCTGACAAGCGGAAAAGCATTCACAGATATTTACTTTATGGAATCGGGAGAAAAACGTTTCCTACAAAGAGAAGAGTATCAAATTGGTGTGCAAATTCCAATTACTTTTATTGACAATAGCCCTACTGGGCAAGTTATTTCTGGTTTCAGTGGAGCACTTGAAAAAGCGTATGAAACAGGAGTAAATACAGAGGGTGGAGCGTTGGAAAGTTTGAAAGCCTATGGAAGTAGTTTATTAGATAGTCTGTCAGAGGGAGTAGAAAACGCTGTTGGGGTTGTAACAGGGGGAAGCAATATATTAAGCGGTGGTGGAATGAAACTATCAGTTGGTGGAGTAGGTGAGGGAGTATATAACAATCAGATCATTATGATTACATTGCAACAAAGCACACCGACATTACCGTTAAATACTTTCGGCGCTCCATTAATGCAACCAAGAAAGTTATCAAGTCTTAGTGGATATGTAGAAATTGCTAACCCAGAAATCATGATCAATACCGCCACACAAACAGAATTGTTGACAATTATCAATTTTATGAAAGGGGGTATGAGAATTGTATAACGGTTTTATTCCTAATTATTCAATCACACCGAGTTGCGATTGTATGAAGAGCCGAGAAGATCTGTTCTTCTACTGGGCAAAATACTTGTTACAACGTGCAATAGCGGTATTTGATGTAACTCTTCCAGAAAGTATAGATTATGACTATTTCATGTTCACGTTGCTTCTGGACGGTGGAATTGCAGTATTTAAAACGCCGAAGTATGGAGTAATTGCACAACGTTGTTCTGTGCTTGGTTATAACCTGTATGACAAACCAACGGAAATACAAGTAAATAATACTGTTGTACAGGGGATTGAAAGAACTATTGATAAAGACTGTGTACTGTTCACGATCAACCCGAACTATACAGGGATATGGGATATCATTAGTTATTATGCTGTACAGTTAGCAGAAATCCAACTTTCCGCAAACGTCAATCTGAGGAATGTAAAGTTAGCCTATGTTTATCTCGCAGAAGACAACAAAGAAGCCGAAAACTTTAAGAAGATGACTGATAAAGTCGACAGCGGAGAAGCAATAGTATTCGCAAAGAAAGGGAGTTCCCAGAATAAAGCTGAATTGTTTTTTAACAATGTAGCGAATACTTATATTGTTGATAAATTGCTTGTTGATATGAGGAAAGTCATTAGCAACTTTGACATGGAAATGGGTATTCCAACGGTGAATACTGAAAAGAAAGAGCGACTTATTTCTGACGAAGCAAGCAGCAACAACGCAGAAACCACACTAAGGATCAACTACATCATATACAGACTTAAAAAAGAATGTAAGAAATGCAAAGAAATGTTTGGAGTGGATATTGACATCAACTTGAAAGGAGATTTAAAAAATGCAAACAGTTTATCACAATACGGACGAGAAAGTGCTTATTCAGAGTGACAAGGACACAGACGGAAGAACGATCTATTTAGTAGTAGATGGAAACGTTGTGAATGGTCAACCGTCAGTTAAAAGTGTAGGGATCGTGCATGATTCTATTGCGTACGAAGAGAGGAAGCCAGTATGATACATAAATATCTGACTTTAAATTCAATGTATGTTTACGAACCTAGGTTGTTTGAATCAATAGTAATACCTAGCGGAGCTGATAAAGACACTCTTATAAGTACAATACTTGATTACTGCGGAGAAAATGAAAGTCGGTACAACAACCCTAAAAAATTGAAAACAATGACCGAAACATTTTTCAGAATGTACAAGTATAAATATGAACGTTTATGGTTGAGTACGCAACAAGAATATGAAATGCTAGAAAACTACGATAGAAAAGAAAGCAGTATAGAAAAATACACTGGGGTTTCTGGCAGAACGAGCACTGAAAACAACACAGGAACAAATGAAACCGAAACAGAAGTTTCTACATCGTCAGATAGTACCAGGGAAGTAAGTGAGAAAGTATCACAGTCAAGTGATAAGAACTCAAACGAAGAGACTACAAACAAAGTAAGTGCTTATAATACGTCATCCTTTAGCAATAAGGATCAAAGCACTACGAACAAAGATGAAAATGGAAATGCGCAATCTGATACAACAAGTAGCGAAAAAGTACATGACAGTAGTAGTGTGCTTAATACTACCAGGGGAAGTAGTACGGGAAAAAAGAATGCTCGTGATGACGAAACTAGAGATAGCACAAAAGGTTTTGAAATGAGAGCACATGGAAATATTGGTGTCACAAGTAGCCAGGATATGTTGAGACAAGAAAGAGATATAGCAGATTTTTCTTGGTATTATACAGTCGCTATGGATTTCGAGGACTGTATCACAATCCCAGTGTACTAGAAAGGGGGTGATTATATGATAAGATGTGGATGCATGGGCTATCACGAAGATAACTTAGACTGGTTAGTGGAAGAACTGAAAACTGTCGTTGATGAATTAAATTCGGAATTAGAAACAGTATATAAGTATATTGACACAAATGACGAGAGAGTAGAAAATACAACTGAAAACTTTTCAAAAGAACTTTACTTAAAGAATCTTGAAAAGATTAATTCAAACTTTCTTGTACTAAATTCATTAATTCAAAAAGTCAACACAACTGCTTTAGCTAATGTGCAAGTAGAGATCATGAAATTGATGAATACGTTACAAGGGTTCAACAACAACATTCTTTACAATCCGTTTAACGGATATACTGACACTTTACAAAACATAATCAACACTATTTTTAATAGGTTGCTATGTTGTTTGACGGTAAATGAATACGATGAACTTAGTTTAACAACTAACGAGTATAAGAATCTTAATTGGACAGCAGCCTATTATGCAGAAAAAAGTTGCAAGTACAAAAAAGAAATTAACTGGGATCTGCTCTATGTTGATCCGAGTAGTATGCAAGTATTACCACTTAAAAGAACTATTGACTGGTTGGTTCTTCAGCATACACCAAACGGCATAACCGTTGACGAGTACAAGGCAAAAGACCTTACAATGACGCAATACGAAGAAAAGAATATTTCAGCGACTGACTATTATTTCAATTCAAAAAATCTATTATAAAAGGAGAGAAACTATGTACACAAGCAAAACAACAAACTATGAACTTCCGATTTTCTTAGGAACTGACAAGGCTAACTGGGGAGACATTAATATTGCAAACGAAAAGATCGACACAACTATGAAAGCAAACGAAGCTAAAGCAGAAAACGCGCAACTGAGTGCAGAAGATTCTGTGGAAAAAGCAACACAGGCATTAGCCGTTGCACAGGAATCACTTGAAAAAATAAACGGTGAAGCAATCCTTATTTCAAAACAATCTAATATAATCCCAGATAAAACAAGCGGAGCGTTCTTACTTAGAGTTAATGCCAACATGACACTTGCTAACTTGTATGGTGCTTACAATAAGTCAAATCCGACAACGTTACCACAGGGAACTAAACTTGTTCAGACTGACGTAAAACCTAAGGAAGATAGATATATCTATGATCTGTTCAATGTGAGAATTACGGAACCAGATGGAAAAATTACATCATACCACATTGATGCAACGTGGTTAAAAGACGGTTCAATCAAGTTGGAAAGTGATATAAGAATTGATGGGGCAACCAATTTGACTATCAAGGCATATAAGATTTTGAATACTTCTTACTGGTGGGCTTAAGTATTATAAGATATGAACTGAATTAAAACAGGGAGTACAATGTACTCCCTTAATAAATAAGAGGGATTATGCCCTCTTTAATTTCTCGAACTCTTCTTCATATATCTCATTAATTAATGTTAATATTGTTTTAAATTCATTATAAGAAATAACCCCATTCATATATTTTGTACTTGCTTACTCGTTAATTTTTCCAACTCTTTCATACCTTACCTCTCTTTCATTTGATACGATCATTATAACACCTTACATTCCCAATGTCCACCATTACACGCATTGTACTTAATTCAGTACAATCTACAATCATTCATATGAACAATTATTCATATATCCTCTCACACCCTCTCACACCCTCTCACACCCTCTCACACTATTCGGTATAGTAATACTACACTTAGGTTTAGTATGTAAGCGCTTACAATTTGCCCATGAATTGTCTGACAACTCGGGTTGGGGAAGTGGAATTGTCTGCGCATATCGGATGTAATCCCCTCCCTCACACCCTCTCACACTATTCGGTATAGTAATACTACACTTAGGTTTAGTATGT